GATGGACATTAAAAACGACGACGATGACATCATGATCTACGACAGCAGCCCCAGCAAAGCCGAGTTGTGGCGCGAGGTCAACAAGCTGCGTGACCGTGTGCGCGAGTTGGAGCATGAGTTGAGCAAGTTCAAGTCAGATAAGTATTTTGGAGAGAAGTAAGTTGTCGTTAACTGGGGCGCGGCAACCGTATTGGATAGCCCCAACATTTAATGGAGATAGAACCCATGAAGACCGAAGACCAAGTTACCCTGCTGATTGCCAAAGCCGCTGAGTCCCACGACTCAAACGATGCATTGAAATTCTCGCAGGCGGCATGTAATGCGGCCAACGCGCTGTGTGCGTTATGGTCATTGAAGACTGCTGAGACAAACAAGTAACAACACGGGTCGGGGACTGCACACCCGACTCTTTCGGAGAGAAGTGATGACACCCGAAGAAGCAATGCAGGTATTTTCCGTACATAGAGAGAGGAACTTGGCGATATATAAGATGCGTCAGACCCACACTCTAGCCGCAGTAGGCAGACACTTTGGCCTTAGTGCAGAACGAGTGCGGCAGATTATGATGAAGATTGGTCGAGTACAAAAATATGGACTGCCTAAAAAGTGGGAATACAAGTGAGCATCATCACCATCGACTTTGAGACCTACTACGACAAGGCGTTCTCCCTGTCCAAGATCACTACCGAAGAGTATGTACGTAGTGACATGTTCGAGGTGATTGGGGTTGCCGTTGCCGTGAACGATGCAGACCCTGTGTGGTTCAGTGGTACCCATGACGAGACTAAGCAGTGGCTTAGCAAATTTGATTGGGCCAACTCCTTTGCCCTTGCACACAACATGCAGTTTGATGGGTCGATCATGTCTTGGCTGTTTGATATCAAACCCAAAGGCTGGCTCGATACCCTGTGCATGGCGAGGGCGATACATGGGGTGGATGCTGGCGGTAGCCTCAAGGCACTGGCCGAGCGGTACCAGCTTGGCGAGAAAGGCAACGAGGTCATCAACGCACTGGGCAAGCGCCGGTACGACTTCACTGATGAAGACCTTGAGCGATACGGGGCCTATTGCCGCAACGACGTGGTGCTAACACGCACCCTGTTCCACACGTTGGCTAAGAACTTCCCCACCAAGGAGCTCAAGGTCATTGACCTGACCCTGCGCATGTTCCTTGAGCCTACACTTGAACTAAGTTTGCCCCTGCTTGAGGCGCACCTTGAGAACGTCAAGGACAAGAAGGCTAAGCTGCTTGTTGCAGCCGAGGCTGATAAAGAGTCCCTGATGAGCAACGACAAGTTCGCAGAACTGCTCAAGCAGTTGGGTGTGTTCCCTCCGGTCAAGGTAAGTGCTCGCACCGGTAAAGATGCGTGGGCGTTTGCTAAGACGGACGAGGAGTTTAAGGCTCTGCTGGAGCACCCTGATCCGCGAGTGCAGATACTGGTCAGTGCCCGACTGGGTAACAAGACCACACTGGAGGAGACCCGCACCCAACGGTTCATCGACATCAGTCTGCGCGGCAAGCTGCCTGTGCCCATTAAGTACTACGCAGCACACACGGGCCGGTGGGGTGGAGACGACAAGATTAATCTGCAGAACCTGCCTAGCCGTGGCAACAACGCAGGTCGGCTTAAAGCCTCCATCCTGCCACCAGAGGGCTACGTCATCATTGACTGCGACTCCTCACAGATTGAGGCGCGTACCGTGGCGTGGCTGGCAGGTCAGACAGATCTGGTCGAGGCGTTTGATCGGGGCGAGGACGTGTACAAGATCATGGCCTCTTCTATATACGGTAAAGATGTATCCGAGATTACCAAGGAGCAAAGGTTCGTAGGCAAAACCGTAGTGCTTGGGTGCGGGTACGGCATGGGGTCGGCCAAGTTCCAGTTGCAACTTAAGGGCTTCGGAGTAGACGTAGAGCTTGAAGAGTGTAAACGCATCATTGACGTGTACCGTAGAGCTTACCCTGCGATTACCGCGCTTTGGCAGCAGGGGCGCAGGTGCCTTGAGGCGATCATTACCAACAAAGCCGCAGAGTTTGGGGCCGTAGACGTGGCCCAGTTTGATGCTAGAGAGTATGGCTTCAAGCTACCCAGTGGGCTGTGGCAGCGGTACGACGGGCTGCGGAAAGTGCTGGACAGCGACGGTAAAGAGCAGTACGAGTACCGCACCCGCAAAGGTCCTGTTAAGATCTATGGTGGAAAGGTCGTAGAGAACCTGTGTCAGGCGATTGCAAGGTGCGTCATAGCCGAACAAATGATCCGTATCGCTAAGCGGTACAAGGTCGTCTTAACGGTACACGATGCGGTGGCTTGCATTGCGCTTGAGACAGAGGCTGAGCAGGCCCAGAAGTACGTTGAGGAGTGCATGCGCTGGAGGCCAGACTGGGCCGCTACCCTGCCCCTCAACTGTGAGTCTGGTATAGGTAAGAATTACGGCGAGTGTTAGCAATGCCAGAAGCCAAGTTTACGTGGTCGTATTCGTCACTGGAGCTGTTCATGCAGTGTCCACACAAATACTACCGGCTCCGAATTAAAAAAGATGTTACGGAGCCTCCAACCGATGCCATTCGGTATGGGTTGGACGTACACAAGGCGGCTGAAGACTTCATCAAAGACGGTACCCCTATACCTGAAAAGTTTAGTTTTATTGAGCCAGCACTCACCAAGTTGCGTAACTACAAGGGAGAGCACCTGTGCGAACACAGGATGGGCTTGACCCGCAACTTGGAGCCATGCAGCTTCTACGATAAGAAAGTCTGGTGGCGTGGGATTGCGGACTTGATCGTGCTGCAAGGGGATACAGCCAAGCTTGTGGATTACAAGACCGGCAAGTCCTCCAAGTATGCGGACACCAAGCAGTTAGAGCTGCTGTCGCTTGCGATCTTCCGACACTTCCCGCAGATTAAGAAGGTCAAGGGTGGGCTGCTGTTTGTAGTAGCCAACGAGTTTGTTAAAGACGAGTATGAGGCGGATGCTGGGGATGTCTACTGGCAACGGTGGCTGACCAACACTGCTAGGTTGGAGAAGGCGTTTGAGGTAAACGTATGGAACCCTCGACCTAACTTCTCCTGTAAAAGCTGGTGCGCGGTGAAGGACTGCGTACATAACGGACGAGGGAGTAGATACTGATGTTTGACATAGAATTAAAACTTAGTGATGCCGAGGCAGGACTCGGGGTGTTTCATGATTGGGAGTATTTCGCCCCAGAGCGCAACTGTGGATCAAATGGGGACCGTGAAACGTACAAGGTCACCAACAAGACCGGCAACTGCTTAACAGTAATTGTTAAAGACAGTGACGGAGACGAGTATACCTTTGACCAGTCTGTTCAAGAGTTCTCATTCACAATCCATGGGGCTATTGAGATTAAGGACTTTGAGGACTTGATGGAACTAATTACATACGGGCATGTAGTTCGTAACGCGCTTCGTGGAGAGCCTCAAGATGGCTAAAGCACGGGACTACCGCCACGAGTACGATGCGTACCAAGGCAAGCCTGAGCAGGTTAAGAACCGCGCCAAGCGCAACACTGCACGAGCCGAGATGGAGAAGGCAGGCAGAGTTAGCAAGGGTGATGGCAAAGACGTAGACCACAAGCGTCCGCTTAGTAAGGGCGGCAGCGCAGGGACTGATAACTTGCAGGTCAAGAGCGTCCATGCCAACCGTGCGTACAAGCGCAGATCGGATCGCAAGCCTGCTTGACACGGCATGGTCGTTGAGTAGACTGGTGGGGAATAGTCGATTAGCCAAGGCGTGAGTGGCTTAAAACCGCGCCAGTTTGTGTGAGTTTCTTTTATCACGACCTGTTTCGTGGTTCCTCTGAGCTCAGCGCAAGCCGACTCACCCCCGTAAGGGGTACTAATTCAAACTGAAAGTGGAAATGCCACTTTCGGTCTATAACCTATTGAGAGTGCAGTGCAGATCATAGAGAACAAAGCGTTGTTGCTTAAGGTCAGAGACCCTGACCGCATCACGGCAGTCATACCTCGCGCTAAAAAGTTTGGCGATCATGAGGTGCTGGTGAAGTGGGGGGTGGAGGAAGCGCAGATACTTAAGAACCTGCACCTTAAAGATGTCCCCTCTCCGATCACAGCGCATTACAACTGGCCCGGGCTGCACAAGCCGTTCGCGCATCAGTACACAACGTCATCCTTCCTGACACTGCACCGCAGGGCGTTCTGCTTCAACGAGCAAGGTACCGGCAAGACTGCATCAGTTATCTGGGCAGCGGACTATCTCATGAAGCTAGGGCTTATCCGCAGGGCACTGGTGCTGTGCCCCCTGTCCATCATGCAGTCTGCATGGGAAGCTGATCTGTTTACGTTTGCTATGCACCGCACCTGCGCCATCGCACATAGCTACTCCAAGGAGAAGCGGATCAAGGCGGTTAAGAGCGACGCAGAGTTTGTGATCTGTAACTTTGACGGGCTGGATATCGTCAAGGAAGCCGTGAAAGAAGGTGGGTTCGACCTCATCATCGTTGATGAAGCCAATGCGTATAAGAACGTATCCACAAAACGCTGGAAGATACTCAACTCACTACTGCGCCCAGACATGTGGGTATGGATGTTGACAGGCACCCCCGCTGCGCAGTCCCCGACTGATGCGTACGGCATCGCTAAGATCGTCAACCCGCAGAATGTGCCTAAGTTTTACGGGGCGTTCCGCGATCAAGTGATGCTCAAGATCACCCAGTTCAAGTGGATGCCCAAGAAACAAGCGGAGCAGGTCGTGCATACAGCACTGCAGCCAGCCATCCGCTTCACCAAGGACGAGTGTCTTGACCTGCCAGAGATGACCTATGTCATGCGCGATGTGCCCCTCACTGCGCAGCAGATAACGTACTACGAAGAGATTCGTAAACACATGTTGACTGTAGCTGCTGGGGAAGAGATCACTACGGTCAATGCGGCAGCAAACCTCAACAAGCTGCTGCAACTATCATGCGGAGCAGTGTATTCAGACAGCGGCGAAGTTGTTGCGTTTGATGCAAAGAACCGCATGAACGCACTGCTTGAGGTCATTGAAGAAGCCAGCCAGAAGGTCATTGTGTTTGTACCGTTCCGGCATGCCATTGAAATCATTATGGAAGAACTCAAGGCTAACAAGATCCCGTGTGAAGTGATCCACGGTGGGGTGCCCGTCAACAAGCGCACTGAGGTGTTCAGGCGGTTCCAGAAAGAGAAGACCCCGCAAGTGCTAGTAATTCAGCCACAAGCTGCTGCGCACGGCGTAACGCTACATGCGGCCAACGTAGTTGTCTGGTGGGGCCCTATAACATCCATTGAGACATACCTGCAAGCTAACGCACGAGTCCATCGTGCAGGTCAACACCATCCTTGCACGGTCGTGCACCTACAAGGAAGTCCTGTTGAGAAGCGCATATACAGCATGTTGAGTCAGAAGCTCGACATACATACAAAGCTGATCGACCTGTATCGAAACTTTGTTGAAGGGGGTACTTGACAATGTAAACCTGCCCCCTTAGATTGGCTACCCGAACAAGGAAAACAAGATGAGTGCACTAACAGCAGATAAGCTGACAGAGATATACGTAAAGATACGTGATGCCCGTAGAGAGCTTGCTACGCGTGATGACGAACTCAAAGCGCAGCTTGATACGGTGTCCGAGAAATTGCTTGAGATCTGTAAAGAGCAAGGCGCGTCTACCATCCGTACTGAATACGGCACGGTGTCACGACGTACCAACAAGCGTTACTGGACTAGTGATTGGGATTCGTTCTTCCGGTTTCTTAAGGAGCACGATGCCTTCTCACTCATGCAGCACCGTATCAACAACAACACCATGGCGCAGTTTCTAGAAGAGAACCCGGATCTGCACCCACCCGGCGTACAAGCTGATGCTTCGTACACGATTGTTATTACAAAACGCTAGGAGTATTTATGAGCAACGAACTGATGTCGATTGATTCCAACCTGCCCGACTACTTGCGGGACTTGCAGGTTGACGATGTTACAAAGTCTTTGATGGGTGGCGGCGGTGCCGGTGGTGGCTCCAAGCGCATCTCTATCAAGGGCGGTGTGTGGCGCTTGCTGGTCAACGGTAAGGAGGTTGCCAAGAACGAGGACCGCCACATGAACGTGGTTGTCGTCAACGCATCCCCCAAGGTGTCCCGCACGTTCTACTCAAAGGTCTATGAAGAGGG